CCTTGTGATCCTATTTGTTTAATTCCAAGAGAGGAAAGTTATTCAATTCCTTTTACGGCATGTACAGATTCACCAACATCGGTATCATTCTTGTCATCATCAGCATTCCCTGAAGAATTATTGATTAAATTAAACGAGAGTTATGAAACACCTCAAGGTGGTAACTCAACATTATTAACCCAACTTCAAAATTTGGTATTTGACGTGGTAACAAGTCCTACACCATTTTTAGCGGAAGATGAAACAATTTATTATTTTGGTTCAGTTGCCGATGAAGATTACTATGATCTATTGGCTACAGGTTTTACAGGAACTACAAACGTATTCCAAGTTCCAGAAATTCCATTTACTGAAAATAATTTATCTTCAGGTTTTAATGACCCATGGTATTATTCATTGTTTGATCACGAACAAATTGGATTTGGTTATTCAGGATTCTCATTCTTTGGTTTAGTTCAAAATTTACAAAACTACAATCCAATCCCAACTCCTACACCGACAATAATGGTGTCTTCTACTCCGACACCAACACCATCGGCACAAAATCCTTGTATCACACCTTCACCACAAGTGAATGTTACACCAACACCTTCACCAGTACCAGTTAATTGTTACTCAGGTAATTTGGTTGTTAAAATGTATTACTATACAGGTACATCTTATACACAATATGATAATGTTGTTATCGGTACATTACGTTCAAGAGGTGTTTCTTTATACACTAATGATGAGAACCCAACTTACGAAGTTACAGGAACAACAGATGTGTCTTTGAATATGTCGGGACAATATTCGTCTGTTCTGAAAAACCCATTTGCAACATTTGTTGTAAATGCAAAAAACAGATATGGACAAAACTATACTTTTGAAACGTCTTTCTTACAAAACGATCCTGAGTATATTACTAAAGTATTCGGAGTCACTAACTTCCAAAAACCAAGATTAGAAGTTCCATTATTCTGTGAAGAAAGATTTCAATCATGGTTAAACTATTCTTGGAGAAAAGGATACATTAGAGGTTTAAATCCAAACTTAATTGAATTGAATTCTGCTCAAAGCGGAGCTGCAGATTCTATTGGTTGGTATTTAGATAGATGGCAAACCCCAAGTTCTCCTTGGTTAGTTTCTGAACTTAGAGGTAACAAGGTTTATGACCTATTTAGATTCTACACAGTATCTGATGGCGATGGAGCAAATACATTGGTTAAAATATCAATTGCTGACATATCTTTCCAAAACGGTACATTTACAGTATTAGTTAGAGATTATTTTGATGTTGATTCTAATCCTGTTGTTTTAGAAAAATTCACAAATTGTGGAATGGATCCAGGACAAAACAACTTCATTGGTGTTAAAATTGGTACATTAGATGGTGAGTACGCTTTGAACTCAAAATATATTATGGTTGAAATTAACGAGGACGCACCTATAGATGCACTACCTTGTGGATTCAACGGATTTAATTTTAGATTATATCAAGGAGCTCAACCACCATTCCCAATTATTAAGGCAAAATATAACTTCCCTGGAGAACCAATTTGGAATCCACCTTTTGGTACAAGTACAGGAGTTGATGATATCATTGTAAGTAATGGTGATAATATCAGAAGAACATATTTAGGTATTGGTAATTTCTACGGATGGGATTCTTCATATTTTGAATATGTAGGAAAAAGAAATCCTGTAAATACCTGTGATATCGATGGATTTGATTGGAATTACAGATCAGCAGGATTCCACATGGATAAAAACGCTTCAGGTATTACAATAGGTGCAGGATTTAGTACAAGTGGTGACCCAAGATTCGTATGTGGTAGTTTCCCATTCATCAATGATCCTCAAGATCCTGCAAATGACTACTATAGATTATTCGCACGTAAATTTACTTTATTAGTACAAGGTGGATTTGACGGGTGGGATATCTATAGAGAATCAAGAACAAACACAGATAGATTTGTATTAGGAAGACCAGGGTTCTTAAGAGGAGCTTGTCCGTCAGATAGATACCCTAACGCAACTGGATGGGGAGCATTCAAACAAATATCTGTTGGTGATGGTACTCAAGATTTTGCAAATACTGACTATTACGCATACTTGTTAGGTCAGCAAACATTTGCAAACCCTGAAGCAACAAACATTAACGTATTTGTTACACCTGGAATTGATTTCATGAACAACTCAAATCTTGTTGAGTCGGCAATTAATATGATTGAATTCGATAGAGCAGATTCATTATATGTAACAACTTGTCCTGATTATAACTTATTCTCACCAACTACATCTGGTGTTGATAACTTAATCTACCCAACAGAAGCGGTTGATTTACTATCAGATTCAGGAATCGATTCGAACTATACGGCAACTTATTACCCATGGGTATTAACAAGAGATACGGTGAATAATACACAAATTTATATTCCACCAACGGCTGAGGTTACAAGAAACTTGGCTTTAACTGACAACATAGCTTACCCATGGTTCGCAGCAGCAGGTTATACTCGTGGTATTGTAAATTGTATTAAAGCACGTAAAAAATTAACTCAAGAAGATAGAGACATTCTATATGGTGGAAGAATTAACCCAATTGCAACCTTCTCTGATGTTGGTACAGTAATTTGGGGTAACAAAACTTTACAAATTAGAGAGTCTGCACTTGACAGAATTAACGTAAGAAGATTGTTACTTCAAGCTCGTAAATTGATTTCGGCAGTATCTGTAAGATTATTGTTTGAACAAAACGACGCACAGGTTAGACAAGACTTCCTAAACGCTGTTAATCCTATCTTAGATGCGATTAGAAGAGACCGAGGTTTGTATGACTTTAGAGTTACGGTATCAAGTGATCCTGAAGATATTGATAGAAATCAATTGACTGGTAAAATTTACATTAAACCAACAAGATCACTCGAGTTCATCGACATTACATTCTACATTACTCCAACAGGAGCGTCTTTTGAGAACATTTAAAAGATAACAAAACAAAAAACAGAAGGGGGACAAAATGGTTCCCCTTTTTTTATTTATGTAATATTTATTATTATGAACTACAAAAATTTAGTTAGACAGATTATATCTGAAATTATACAAGACCAAATGACCCCAACTATGAAGTATTATGCTTTTGATTGGGACGATAATCTTATGTATATGCCAACCAAAATTTATTTAAAAGATGATAAAGGAAAAACTGTTGGTATGTCCACCGAAGATTTTGCAGAATATAGAACCGAAATTGGACAAGAACCTTTTGACTATGAGGGACATACTATAGTAGGTTTTGACAAAGATTCTTTTAGAGATTTCAGAGTGACGGGTGATAAAAAATTTTTAGTTGATTCGATGAAAGCACCAATAGGCCCGGCATGGGACGACTTTGTTGAGGCGGTTAATAATGGGTCTATTTTTGCAATTATCACCGCAAGAGGTCATACACCGAGTGTGTTAAGAAATGCGGTGTATAACTTAATTCAAAGAAATATGCATGGACTTAATAAAAAAGAACTTGTTAAAAATCTTAGAAAATATAGAGATATTGCAGATGAAGAAGATTTGTCTGACGACGAACTTATTAAAACATATTTAGAAATGTGTAAATGGCATCCTGTTAGTTTTGGGGAGGGTTCTGCTGCGAATCCCGAAGAATTAAAGGTTAGTGCAATGAAACAATTTATGGAGTATGTTAAAAATTTATCTCAAAGATTACAAGAGAAGGCTTTTATGAAAAACAAAATTTCAAATTACTTTACACCTTATATTGGATTTTCAGATGACGACTTAAAGAATGTAGAAACAATGAAGAAACATTTTGATGATGAATCTGGACTAGAAATTTATCATACTGGAGGAGGAAAGAAAACTAAATTTGAGTAAAAAACTAGGCCTAGAAAAGATATAACTTGAAAAATTATTGAAGTAAATAGAAAAATTTTTATTTCATAGTATTTATAATAAAATAAAAAAATTAAAATAAAAAAAAATGGCTGATTTATTAATGAAAATGCCGATCCCTTACGAACCAAAAAGGGAGAACAGATGGATAGTAAGATTTCCGTCTTCTTTAGGTATTAATGAGTGGTATGTTGAAACATTCTCTCGACCTAAAATGACCATCGGATCTACAGAAATCCAATTTTTAAATACTTCAACTTATGTTGCAGGTAGATTTAAATGGGATCCACTATCTATTAAATTTCGTGATCCTATTGGTCCTTCGGCTTCTCAAGCAATTATGGAATGGATTCGTTTGTGTGCTGAGTCTGTAACAGGACGTATGGGTTATGCTGCGGGTTACAAAAAAAATGTCGATCTTGAGATGTTAGATCCAACAGGGGTTGTTGTGGAAAAATGGATTTTAGAAGGAGCGTTTCTTTTAGGATATGATGGGGGGTCACTTTCTTATAGTAGTGATGCAATTGCAGGTGTAACTTGTCAGATTCAAATGGACCGTTGTGTTTTAGTATATTAAGATTTATTATTACTTATTATTAAAGACCGTACACTTTACTATGTACGGTTTTTTTTTAAGTTTTAAGTAAAATATTAATATTATGCAAAATCAAGACGAATATACTCTAGCACATCAAAATTTAAATTTACCTCACGATGTTGTATCACTTCCATCTGGTGGGATTTTTTATCACTCAAAAAAGAAAAGTGTAAAAGTTGGGTACTTAACCGCAGCCGACGAAAACATCATTTCAAATTTTGAATCAAGAAAAAGTTTGAAAGATTCGATTATTTTACCATTATTGAGAAATAGGTTATATGAAAAAGATATTAGACCTGAAGATTTATTGGAAACTGATATTGAGGCGATTTTGATATTTTTAAGAAATACATCATTTGGACCTGAATACAGTGTATCATTAGAAGACCCAATAACAAATAAAAGATTTCCACATACCTTTGCTTTAGATTCTTTAAATATTAAAAAAACAAATGTTAAACCTGACGAAGACGGTACTTGGACAATTGAATTACCAATCTCTAAAAACAAAGTTAAATTAAAACCCTTAACATTAAGGGATAGTATGGATATTGATAGAATTATTGATTCATATCCAACAGAAAGAACTCCACCAATTGTAACTACAAAATTAAATAAACAAATTGTTTCATTAGATGGTAGTGAAGACAGAGTTAAAATTGCAACATTTTGTGAAAATATGCCAATTGCCGATTCTAAATATATTAGAAAATTCTTAAATGATAATGAACCTAGATTAGAATTAATAAAAGACACAATCGCCCCGTCCGGAGAAAAGGTATCGTTTTCGATAGCCTTTGGGGTGGAATTTTTTCGGCCTTTCTTTGGAGTATAAGATACACTTGCTTGACGAATTTTTTCTATTAAACAAACAATTGAATATTCAATATTCAGAGTTTTGGACAATACCTACGTATGAAAGAAAATATCTAATTAATAAAATTGTCGAACTTCACCAAAATTTCAACAAGTAATATTTATTTAAAAAAGAAAAATGGCAAAAACTCCAGAGGAAAGAATTGCTGAATTAGAGGCACAATTAAAATCATCCAACGATAAATTTGGTAGAATACAATCCGCATTTACCGAAACCTCAAGTAACTTTAATATGAGTGTGTCATATTTCAAAGATTATACATCAAGCATATTACCTAGTTTTGATTCAATAAACAATGCAATTAAAAATACCGTGGCAAACATGAATTTTGCTGACGCCATGCAATTTTTAGAAGAGGATGCAACTTCAATACAAAACGCTTTTGGAGTTTCAAAACAAAGAGTTGGAGAATTCAAACAATCAATTGCGGATTTAGCACCTGAGTTAGTACAGTTCGGATTAACACAAGATGATGCGGCAAAAGTAATTATTGAATTAGGAAATGCTTTAGGCACTACAGGTGTTGTTGGTCAAGAGGCTTTAAGAGAAATCGGAGCGGCATCTCAAGTTACAGGTTTAGGATTTACAGAATTAGCACAAAATTTTAGAGATGTTGGTGTTTCTATTTATGACGTTGGTGGTAGAATGGAAGAAGTTACTGACTACGCAAAAAGTGTTGGTGTATCTGTTCAGGCAGTGTCTAAGGGTGTTGTGAGTAATTTAGATAAAATGAACATCTATAACTTTGAAGGTGGAATTAATGGTTTAACAAAAATGGCGGCTCAAGCATCAAGACTTGGTGTTGAAATGTCGACCGTGTTTAGTTTTGCTGAAAAAGTATTTAACCCTGAAGGGGCTATCGAAATGGCTGCAGGACTTCAAAGATTAGGAGTTGCTGCCGGTGACTTATTAGATCCATTAAGAACTATGGATTTAGCGGCAAATGACCCTGCTGAATTACAAAATCAGTTAGTCGATCTAACCAAAACTTTTACTAAGTTTAATGAAAAAACTAAACAATTTGAAATAATGCCAGGAGAAAAAAGAAGGTTACGTGAAATTGCCCAAGAAATGAATATCCCTATTGGTGAGTTAACTAAAATGTCTATAAAGGCTGCTGAGTTTGACGAAAAAATGAAAAAAATACAATTCCCAAGTTTTGCCGCAGATAAAGAAACTAAAGAGTTAATCGCCGGTATGTCCCAAATGAAAGACGGAAAAGCGGTAGTTGCGGTTAAAGATGAAAGGGGTGTTGAAATGTTAAGAGAAATCAACCAATTAACACCTGAAGATGTTGATAAACTTAGAGAACAAGAGGCAGAATCTTCTAAAAGTATCGAACAATTGGCCATAGACCAATTAGACCAATTAAAAATGTTAAATGCTCAAGTTGGTGCCGCTGCCGGTAAAACCGTATTGGGTACAATAACGACTAACGAACAAATGAGAGCGGAACTTGCAGGAAATGCACTTACAAGATCATTGGCTGTAGAATTAAACAAGACTGTTGGTACAAAAGATGTTAGAAGAGAAGTATCTGGAATAGAAGGTGTGGTTGAGGGAGGACTTATAAAATCTTTAACTACAGGTGACATCACAGCATTAGGGGATGCTGGTAAAGTGGCTATTGATAAATTGATTGCAATAGAAGAAAAGACTTTAAGTAATGTTGAAACAATTACTGAAAATGCTATGAATACGGCGTTAAATGATATTATGAAAATATATAAAAATCAGATAAATACAACACAAAACCAAGGAAAAAAAGAAATAGACCTCAATTTAAGTTATGATTTAAAATCTAATAATCCAAATATTAAAATTGAAGATTTACAAACAATGTTAGAAACATTCTTCAACTCTACAGTTGGAATACAAAAATTAAAAGCTGCGTTAGGTTCTGAGCAGTTACCTCAATAAAAAATACATTATTTGTATTTATAAAATAAAAAGATGTCAGAAAGTACACTTTCATTTGCCGGTTCTGAATTGTTTAGAAAACAATTATTAGTTAGAAATTTACCACCATATAATATTGAGGGTTCATATACACCACCACAACCTGCGGTTAATTATGAAACTAACCTTACTGTGAGTAATGTGACTGATTCACCAAATAATTTAGTCTCTACAAATGTTTTTGCTGAAAATCTTTATCCTTTAAACGAATATGGACCTGAGGGTGGATTTAGTAACCCGATCGGAATTAACACAATTGCATCTACTAATAATCCTGAAGGTACTAACCAAGGACCATACGCACCTAACGACACCGCTTTAGATATTGTAAATGAATTTTATATCGAAGCTGCTTACTTAAAAAATACTTGGGGACCTGAAGGTGGGTATAAAGATTTAGTTGTGATTACAGATCTCCAACTACCAAGTCAGTATTTTTCACCTTATTCATTTACACCATATTGGAATTGGTCTTTATATTCGACGTTTAATGTTGTTTTCCAAGACAATCCTTTAGGGAGTAATGGACCTTTATCTGAAGATAGCCCCCTAATGAAAAATGGGGCTCTTTATTTAAAAGAGTTGTTTAAAGTTAGAATCGATCAGGAGATCCTTCAAAATACTGTTGGTATTGTTAATTTAGATACAATTACCGATCCATTTACCGCATCGTTATTAGCCACAGGGCAACAACCATTTTTTGAAAAAAATTGGAAAATTACAGTACCTGAAAATCCTGCATTAGCGGCAGTAAACTTAGCGAATAGACTTACAGGTACGTATTTTCCGGCATCATTTATTCCTGGTGATTATTTTGATGAAATAAACCCATATACAAATCCACAACAAACAAGTAATGCGTTAAATGTTGCAAACTATTTAACAGGTGGATTACTATCACCAATACTAAATAAAACAAGAAATCCTTCTGAAATATTTGTTGCTAATACGGGTGGAGGTACAAGATCAATACTATTTGCATCATTAGATTATAACAAATATAGACCATCATATAACATAGGTCTTGTACAAGGGATATCTGCGGTGTTTGGAAATTTGGTTAGTCAAAATACTCCTGCTTCAGGTGGTTACTATGTTGGATCCCCAAATTCTGAACCTGATTTAATTGATTCACCACCAAACCAAGTACCTGTAAATGAATTTGGACAACAAGTTGCATCTATAGTATATGGACCTCAAGAATTGGGTATTCTGTATGAAGGAAACATTGGTCAATTACAATTTGGTTTAGCGGGTAAATCATATACAAATGACGGTGGAATAACAGGACAATTAGTATGGACATCACCCAAGTATAATCCAAATGCGGGTTGGAAAGTAGGTGTAGGTGCTAACCCAAAATTTATTGACGAAGAGTTCAATGAAATTCAAGCCGATTACAATAGATACAGATCAACAGATATTGATTTTAAACCCGGGTCAATTTTAGATAAAACTCAAAGGTTAGTCGACTCCGCTGATCAAGTACAAGGTCAAACAAGATTAAAACACGTAGGGAATGCGATTAATCAAATATCTAAAGTTTTTAATGATGGATATAAAGAAATAACTAAAGGATCTCAAGTCTTATCATATGCCGACCAAGCAACAGGACAAGAGGCCGGAATTGAATATTGTCGATTATTTCAAAAAGACACTCCATACTTTACGTACGCTGATTTACAGAAGACAGATGGTATTGTAAATTCAGGAAGAAAATTTACTTACTCAGTATTCGATAATACATATAATTTAAATATTGCACCTTTACGGGATCCAGGATCAACAAATATTGTTAATGGTAAAGTAAAAAAATATATGTTCTCGATTGAAAATTTGGCTTGGAGAACATCAGATAGACCTGGATATACTTATGATGACTTACCTGTTTGTGAAAAAGGACCAAACGGGGGTAGAATAATGTGGTTCCCACCTTATGATTTGAAGTTTAACGATGATTCAAAACCTAATTTTAATGAAACTTCATTTATGGGTAGGCCTGAACCAATATACACATATAAAAATACAACTAGATCAGGATCATTAAGTTGGACTATTATCGTGGATAATCCATCAATGATGAATACAATTATTGAGAAACAATTAGAAAACGTTTCAAAAGAAAGAATCGATTCAATAATTGATTCATTTTATGCTGGATGTACCAAATATGATTTATATGAATTGGCGACCAAATTCAACAATGTAAGAACTAGTGATCTATATACATACCAACAAGTTTTAAACAACCCAAGACTTACTACAGAAGAATATGTTCAGACTTTACAAAATATTCCATCTAATGCAAATGGATCGGATAATGCTGGTAATTCTGCAGGTTCCGACACTAATGTAAATATAAACGGATCTAGCAGTAATACTACAACATCTAATCAACAACTAAGTAACGAAGATTTTAAAAAGTATGTTGGTTATGGATTTTATTTTCATAATGATTTGCCTGACCCAAATACAAGACTTTCAGTTGCAACTCAACCATTTAATGTTTGGTATAATCAATATTTAACACTTGAAAATACTGATTACGCTGATAACGCACCTGAAAAAGTATTTGTTGGTAATGATGAGTTTGAAAAATCTGGAATACCACAAATGTTTAGTAAGGTAGTTCAAGGAAATTTTCAAAAAATTCAAAGTGATTTATTAAAATTAATCGATGAAGCAATCGTTAAAAAGAAAGGTACTGTCACAATAACTTTGACAGGTTCTGCATCAGCACCTAATACTGAAGAATATAATGTTAATCTATCAGAAAGAAGAATAAGTAGTGTTATACAATGGTTTGATGATCAACCTACTTCTGATGGTAAAAAATTCGGTCAATATAGAACAGAAGGTAAAATATCTTTTGTTGAAGAACCTGAAGGGGAAGTAATTTCAATCATTAAACAAGCAAACGATGATAATGATGTTAATGCGAATGACGCTGAAAGTAATATTGGTTCATCAGTTAATTGTAATGTTGATATCAAACAATTAGTAAATGGAGTCCAAGTAACTACAAAAAATGCTCAAAAGTATAGTGTTCCCGCTATGGCTTGTAGAAGAGTGGTTTTAAAACAAATCAATGCGGTAATACCACCTGAAGATGATATACAACTTGAAACACCACCATTAGAAATAAGTATTAATGACCCTGGAAGTAGTAAAGATGTATCTACACCAACCACAGGTTTAACTAGAAATATAAAACCACAGGCAGAATTAACTATAGATCAAAAAATAAAAGAAGGTATCTCTAAAAAGATTCTAAGAAGTTTGTTTAGTGAGTGTGATTATTTTGAAGTTATAAAAGAATCTAACCCAATGATATTCGACTCCATTAAGGAGAAAATAAAATACTTTAATCCTGCGTTTCACTCAATGACACCTGAAGGGTTAAACGCCCGTTTAACATTTTTGAATCAATGTGTTAGACCAGGACAAACAATACCTGTGATCGGTCCCGATGGAAGACCAAAATATAATGACGCATTAAATACCGCATTTGGAGCACCACCAATTTTGGTTTTAAGAATTGGTGACTTTTATCATACTAAGATAGTTCCAAACAATTTAACAATACAATATGAACCATTGGTATTAGACATGAATCCTGAAGGTATAGGGATTCAACCAATGTTTGCTAAAATAAGTTTAGGGTTTAATATCATAGGTGGTATGGGGTTAAAAGAACCTGTACAGGAATTACAAAATGCGTTATCATTTAATTTTTATGCTAACACCGAAATTTATGATGAAAGGGCTACATCAACAGATAAGGAGAGTACCGAATTAAATGATAAGTACGTAATAGAAAAACTTAATTTAACCTTACCAACGGTAAGTTCAACTATTGTTAATACACCACAACCTAAAAAAGGTCAATCGGCCATAGGCACTATAACGGGAGCAAATTCTTTGGATTACAAAGTATTATTCGATGAGTTACAAGCAAACACCACCTCATATGTCGATGCTTACTTTAACTTTATGAAACAAATTGAAGAACAAAATAATTTTGGTATTCTACAAATGGTTAATAAAGAAGTAAATTATAGTACTGGTAAATTAGCGGAATATACAACACCTACCGACGCAAAAATTTATGGAAAACCAAATAATGTTGAGGCTTTAATTGACACTTTAATAAGTCGAGTTAAAGATGATGTAAATAAAAGAAAAGATCCTATCATGAGTGCATTGGCCGACGATTCGGCAAATTATAAAAACAAAACATTAAGAGAGGTTGAGGAAAAATTAAAAAAAATAGTACAAGATCAAAATGGTGTTATTGCTAATTCTGTTAATTTAACGATCAATGATTTTGTACCAGTTCAACAAAATTTAAATTTTACGTTAAGAAAAATGGATGTCGTTGTTGATAAATTGGATGGATTATTAATCGACACAAACAATCCAATTATATATGACTTAAGTGGTGATACATTCTTCTTAGACTCTAATTCAACTGACTCAATAAATTATTTATATTTGAATACTTCAGCACCATCAGGTGGAGTTGCTAGTTTTTACAAGATATTAGATGAATTTACTAAACTAATGGATTCTAAAATTAACCTACCTCAAGATTTTAAAACGGAAAATAGTACGTTAAATGTTGATGAAGATTTAGGTGATGTCGGTTCTAATAAATTTATTAGTGTGGAAGACGATAGATTTTATTTAACAATGTCTCAAATATTCACAGATGATACTAAAAAAGAGACATTATTTAACGATTTAACAAGTGGTCCTGATGTCCAACAAGAAGAAGGAGTCACTGAGGCTATTAGAGAAATCATCGATACTATTAGCTCAAGGTATAAAACTTACTATACGGCGGAAAAAGAATTGTTTTCAACCTTAGAAACAAGTGAGCAATTCGTTACAATTAAAAGTTATATACTACCTTCTATTAATAACCTTGTAACTTATACCACACCACCAACAGTTGATGTTGAGGTTAAGACTAAAAAGATAAAAGACTTGTACGCAAGTCAAAACTTAAACGATAATAAAACCTTTAACGGGAAAGTAACATTTAATTAAAATTATGGCACTTCAATATTTTAATAGATATTCTGATTTTTTAATAAATGGACAACAAACCGTTGTACCTTATATACCATTACAATCAAAAAGTAGTGATAAGTCTCACATTTATATTGTTAGTCAATCCAGACTCGATAAGATATCGCAACAATATTACAATTCTCCTTTTTTTGGTTGGTTAATAATGATGGCAAACCCCCAATACAGTGGTTTAGAAACCAACATTCCTGATGGTGCAGTATTGACAATTCCATTTCCATTAGTAGCTTCATTACAAGATTATAAAAATAATTTGAATAACCACTTCTTCTATTATGGTAGATAGTAATGAAAATATACTTGTTGAGTACGACTACGATAATATTACTTTAATTGACCCAAATAGAGTTGTCGATAATTTAGGTAATGTCCAAGAAAGATTAGTAAAGCAAGAAGATTTGGTTTATTATGCCAATTTAGAATGTAGCGTATTACCAAGAACAAAATTAGCGGTAGGTACGGCATTAAATGATCAACAAAGAACAATATCCGTAGGTAAAATAAATTTTCTAAATCCTGGATTTAAAACATTTTATGACACAAAGTGGTCTGATGAACTAACAGGTAAAGATACTTTACAAGGTAAAGGTGTTAATCAACCTTCCTTAAAGTCCGTAAAGAATCCTAATAAATCTGACGACTATTATATCACTCAAAGTACATATTCAAACGGAACTCCCGGAGCGGTGGATACAGGACTATTAGGTATTAAAGACATCAACATTTCAATGGGATTAGATTTTTTTCCTGTTGTTGAAATGACATTGGAGGATGTTAAGGGTAGAACTTTATTTGAGGCGGGTAACAATTCACCATATGCGGCATTTTTCCAATTACCATACCCTTTATTTACTTTAACATTAAAAGGTTATTATGGTAAGGCGATAAAATACACGTTGATGTTACAATCATTTACATCAAATTTTGACCCATCGTCACATAATTTTATAATAAGATTAAAATTCTTTGGTTATAAATACACACTATTATCATATGTCAATTTTGGAGCTTTAATGGCCGTACCACATATGTATAATAATCTAGTAACTACAGTTACAAAAACAACGGAGACTAATCAGTCCATTAAAGAAACAGGTCAAAAACCTGCGTTGGTTAGTCGTGGTTATGAAAAAATGAAAGAGATTTATTCTGACTATAAATCAAAAGGGTTAATTGATGATGATTTTCCTGAAATTACTTTAAATCAATTACGTTATAGATTAGATGAGTTTATAAAAAATATTTTAGAACAATTCACCAAAGAAAATATGGGAGTACTTACCGATGTAAGTAACTACCAAAATAGTTTAATTAATTATCAAACAAAAGTTTATTTTGGTGCTGGTACTTCATGGTTTAATAAATACATGGATACAAAAAATCCATATATCACTAAAAACGGAGAAACTGTATATACTTGGTTACCAAATATAAAATTAGAAGACAGACCTAAATGGTACAAAGAACTTGAAGGTATTGTTTTAACGTATAATAAACAATTAAATGATAATTCAGTTTTAGGTAAAAATCCTGGTTCATACACAATTGCCAAGACCACTTATTCATCATCTATTGATAATACAATACAGACTAATACTTTTGTCAAAGCTATAAATCCAAAAACAGATATTGATTGGGTAAAAAGTTATAAAAGTTTTAATCCGTCTGTTAATTACGTTGATCAGGACGATATTAAATTTAAAACATATAAAGAAAATAGTTTGGGTAATATAAACAAAACTATTGGTACCACAAATATAACTTTTCCAAATTTTTTATACTTCGAAGGACCGGGTTCTTTTATTGAAAAGATCAATAAAATGTCGAAAGACGCCGAGGTTAAGAAAAAAGAAATCGAAGAAAAGATTATGAATAATCTTAAAGTACAATTCAACAGTAAAGAATATGGTTTAGGATTTACACCTACGATTAGAAATATACTTGCAGTTTTTTATTGTCAGGGAGAAGCATTTCTTAGACTATTAGATGATGTTCATTCAAAAGCTTGGGATCAAAGAGAAAACCCTTACAGACGGGCCGCAATTTTTGGTGGATCAACAACCGCACCAAGTGTCGATGTTAAAACCTCAACTCAAAATAATGAACCAATTTATCCATGGCCTCAAGTTATTAAAGAAACTATTGGTGCAGATAATCAAGAAAAATTCGAAATAATTTATCCTGGTGCTGGTGATGTTGCAACACAATATAGAGCTTATATTCCTGAGATATGGCCTGAGGTTGAGTTTGTTGAAGAATTTATCAAAGGATATACTTACAGAGATAATGATTTTACAAAACTAGATTCAAACCAGACAAATGTTGCCAATAGACCAAGAAGAATATCTTTAAACTCTATAGACTTTCCTGTTTCTAATCAAGTATTTCAAAATAAACAACAATCCAAATATTTTTATGAAATATACGAAAGGATTATTTTAAATGCTTATTATTCAAAACTGAATCGTATTTCGGGATATCCTTTTTCTGTTTATAATGTTGTGGCCGAAAATGAATCAATCAACATGATTGAAAGTTTAGGACAAACAAATCCATATCTATCTAAAATAATAAAAGAATATCAAATAGATCAAACTAATTTTGAAATATTTTTACGACATATATCCAACGAAGGTCAGGGTGAAAGTTGGCAAAACTTCATAAGAGGTAATTTTGTTACACCTTATATCAAAAGTGAGGTGGAAAATCCATCGGTATTGTACAATCAAGATATTTTAAATAATACAAAATCACAACCAGACGTTAGTTTAATTATTACAAGTAATAAAGTTAATATACAGAATTATGTTTCTGAAACACCGGCAAGTAATATATTTGATTTTACAGACATTTATCCCATAACTAATTTAAATTGGGATAAAGATTATTTGGCAAACGGATCCACACTGAATTTTGCAACTGAGGCTTTTGAAACTGACAGCGTTATCGAATATAATGAAATTCAAAAAACAATAACTAATTTTCAGTTTGATGATCAAACTAATGAAAAAAGACCAATAAGTAACTTCAACTATTTTAATTTAGTTAATACTAGAAATATTGTTGATTTGAAACTTTTCTATGAAAGTAATACAAATACAAATCAATTTGTAACTGAAGGTAATCTAAGATATACTAATTATGATGGTCAATTGATTGCAGAACAAACTACGTCAATGATGAATACACCATATTTTATTAATGCAATACAAGATGGTGTTTTTAAATTTAGATATAGACCAAACGAAAAAAGTCCATACAAGGCTGCCGCTTATTTGTTTTTAGAAAGTTTGCCTTTGGCAACAACTAAAGAAAAATATAAAACTTATGAGAATGGTGCTGAAATTTCATTAGATTATATTTTATCGACATTGAAAAAATTTGGTGGAGTACATGAATTACCTTATTCGTGGATTTTAAAATATGGAGCCATTTGGCATAGATATAAAACTTGGATTGATACAGGTTTTGACTTTTTAGATGACGTATGGAAAGATTTTGATTATGCAAAAAATTATGACCCAATAAATTCTGATGTTACAAAACTATATCAATTATTAATTGGAGGTACTCAAAGAAATATTGTTTGCGATCAGACAACTGGAGTTGCACCATTCACAGATATGAATGTCGGATTTTATCCGCAACTCATGGATGATTACAACGTGTTCATTCAAGGAGTTAAGTTATTATCGGGAAGTTCGATAGTTCAAGGTGTTTGTACTATAACAGGAAATACAATGGAAGTCATTTCTATTAGTAATAATGTTTTGTCAGGAGGATCACAAATTGTAGGTCCAAATATTTCGGGTACAACTACTATTATATCTCAAGTAACAGGTACAACAGGTGGTATTGGTACTTATACGATATCACCATCACAATCAGCAAACACAACAACATTTAATGTATTAAACACAATAATAACTGGTCCTGGTTCTTCAGACATACAAAGTTTGATAAACAATGGAACTTTAGTAATGTTTAGTACCCCAGACTCAGGAATATATGAACCTCAAGGTTTCGACCCAACTCAAATCACAAGAACATTAAGATTAAACACTTGGTCTATGGCCGTTAAAGGAAATACGAGTGAAGATTATTTTGTATTCCCCTCTTTTGGTGCTAACATTAATCAAACTTATTCTGAGTGTTTTAAAAATGGAATCATGAAGACCGAAGTTTCCCAAAATAAATCAGTATTTAATGGGTCGGTAAGATTATATTGGAACGCATCTCAGTATGGATACTTTAATGACAATAAAGTCGATAAAAGTGCTCCCGACCAATACTTTAAAAATATAAATAATAGTTCAGAGGGACAAGAAAATTTTAGAATAACAGGAGACCAAAATCAATATTCTAAAATAGATGAAATGTTTTCTGCCTTTGATTTAAATACTTTAGATCTTTTTGAAAAAGAATTTTTAAACTTTAGTAAGTCAGTATATGATTATACCGATACAATCCCCCCAACATTAAATTTTAATGTTTCTGACTTAACTCAAGAAAATGTAACAACACTAAACTCGACCGAGACACCAAGTGATAAGGCATATAAAAATTTCCAACAATTGATGAGGGAATTAATGAAAGTGCAAACTCCAGTGGGGACTACACCACAAACATTATTTGAAAATATCACAAATAGTCAAAACGAAACATTTCAAACGGTAATCAAAAACTTTTTGGACTACAATGTCGTTTTCAAATACGGTAACCCATCAGGATTTGACAGAAGAAGTTTTTTCACATTTTCATCACAATTCATAGAAGAACCAATATCTATTGATCCATATATTGCAAATTCATTACCTGGTGACGGAATCGCACCTGGTACAACTTTACTACAATCAGAAACTCAAAATCCTGATACTTGGAAAACATTAAGAAAATATGTAGGATTTTCAGAAATACCAAAACTTAAATATGGTAATAATGGATCTTATATAACGGACTTCTTTATTACTATGAACGTAGGGTTTAATGAAAAAAACATTCAAGATTTTGCACCAATCATTAAAATATTTGCAACTCAAAAAATTGCAAAACCAAATTTAACAGCAAGTGAGTTTTACACATTAATGGACGAGTACCTAATTGAAAGTAAAAATTATCTCAATAATGTTTTATCTATTTTAATGCCGTCTGTTAGAAGACAATTACCTCAAGTAATAATTTCATCACAAGAGGGTAATGTTAGGGCAAATTTAGAGGCTGGATTTACAGAACAAACCAGAACAGAGTTATGGGAAACATTCAAAACATTAAATGATACTTGGATTTCAGGTTATGATTTCACAGATAAGACTTTGTTTGAAGATGTTTTATTATTGGATAGGGCATCAAGGGATGTTGGAAATAAAATTCTTGTTGATATTTTTGAAATTAAAGATCTACTTGAAGGTTCGTTATACAAAAATACAATGTTGGGTATTGTTGAAAGTGTGTTAAAGTATAACAATTTTGTAACTTATATGTTACCATCTTATATTAATTTTTATAATGTACAAAATGCCGAAAAAAATCCTGTACCAAGACCTGATGGAAGTGACGAGTTTGCAAATTCTATGTTTGGTACATTTTTAAATGTTGATTATAGAAATAGTTCCCCAAAATATGTTTGTGTTTATGCAAACAAACCTAGCGAACACTTGGCGATGAATGAAAATATAGATTATCGTTACAGAGATGACGCTTTTGATTTAAGAAGATCTAGTGATAATCCACTGTTAGAGAATCAGGCAAATAAAACAGATTGGGCGAGATCAAACAAAGTCGTAGGTTTTAATGTTGATATGACATTACAGAGCCAACAAATATTCAAACAATTCGATGTGGCTCAAGACCCTGGAAAACCAACCGCCGAGTCTTTGGAAGTTTTGAATCAAATGGCAAATTTGTCAAGAAACAGAAGATCTTCAACTCAAAGTGTTTCATTGTATAACCTATATAAGAATAGAAGTTATCGATGTAGTATTGATATGATGGGTAATGCGTTGATACAACCAACAATGTATTTTAATATCAGAAACATTCCTTTATTTTCGGGACCATACATGATAACAAGTGTTAAACATAGAATAAGTGAAAATGGTTTTGATACGATTTTTGAAGGAATAAGACAACCTTTTTATAGTTTGCCTAAAATAGAAAATTTTATTCAGTCATTAAACGAAAAGATTTTAACTAGTATTCAAGAACAAATACAAGAAAATGAGACTAAAAAGGCTAGCGATCCTAACAACATTATTTCTGAAAAAAATAAAGTAATGTCTAACATAAATGCTGAACAGACACTTACTGCAAATCAAGATTGTAATTCGGCAATTACAGAATTTTATAGAGGATTCACATTGGTTGAATCACCTTCAAAAACAAAAGTTACATTTGGTCAAATGAAAAATACCATAATTGAAAAATTAGGTCAGTACGGTTATACAACACAATTACAACAATATTCGGTAATTTTATTTACGTTTTTATATGTTGATTCCTCAACACAACAAGGATTCGAAAGTTATGAAAACAACTATAGTACAATTGATTTGAAACAATATTATGGGGATGCATTTTTTGAATATATTAATAGAAAATACTATTGTGTTAATCGAGGTACAAACATTAACGACCCAATTGTTAGTTTTATCGACCTTAATAAATTTTTAGATTTTGTAATTTCAAAAGTTGCGGGATTGTTGTCAAGGGAAGTTACCGCAGGATCACAAGCAAATGAGTTAGCTGAGGCTTATGTTAGATATTACCCAACCACTAAAAATTTAAATATTTGGACAGATTTGACACAAGCGGATAAAAATATACTAATCGAAAAATTCCAAAGAGCACTTAATACTTATAATTCGTTGAATTAACAAAACATTTTTAATCGAACATATATTTATAATAAAAAAACTATGAGTAACGTAAAATTGATTTTAGACAATTATCTTGGAAAAAATACAAGAGTTTCTGAAAAGGATATGGGTAATGGTACAAAACAAGTTTGTGACTTGGATACTGGTGATTGTTATACCGTAAGAATAAAAGATGGTCTTATAGAAAGAGTTGATAACACCATGAAGACTTTTAAAAAGATCCAAGTAGAAACCAATCATGGTATAAAAACATTATTAAACGGATAAAAAATGAGTATTAGTAACAAGATATTAGAAGAAGTAAGAAGATATAATGATATAAACAAATATATCATGGAACAAGTTCCACCAGCACCTGAAGGAGAAGTTCCACCGGCACCTGAAGGAGAAGTTCCACCGGCAGACGCTGCTATAACTCCACCACCTCCGGCACCACCTGCAGAAGCGGCACCACAAGTTGTTGATACAACAACAGATCCTGATGTTGAAGAAATTGGCGCTGAAGGGGAAGTAACAGGTGAAGAAGGAGATACAGAAGAAATTGACATAACTGATTTGGTTGATACTCAAAAAACAATGTCCGATAAACAAGAAGAGTACTTCAACAATTTATTTTCACAATTAGAAACATTACAAAATAAATTGGGTGAAATGGATCAGCTAGTTCAAAAATTAAATAACATTGAAATTAAAGTTGATAAATTCAGACCAAAAACTCCTGAAGAAAAATTAGAATTAAGATCTTTAGATTCAGGTCCTTTTAAACAAAAACTTTCTGACTTTTTTGAAGACAAATTACCTGAAATGGAAAAATCAGGAAAAAACGAATATGTATTAACTTCCGATGAGGTTGAAAATTACAACCCATCTGAAGTCGAAAAATCATTTGATACGGGTATTGAACCATTCGATCCCGAAGTTTATTATAAGTAATTTATAAGGTCACAAATTGTGACCTTTTTTTTTTACAACTAATTTGACATTTGATTACTTTACCTTTATATTTCTGACATATAAACTTTTTTAATTTTTTACACACATGGCGACAAACCTATTAGATGCAGTACTGGCTCAGTACGAAAAATCCACACAAAGTAGCTCAAGCTCTACATCAAAAATGTCTTCTGAAGACCGAATGAAAAAATATTTCGCGGCTCTTTTGAAAGACAATGAAAAACAAGGACAAAGACGAGTTCGAATTCTCCCAACAACAGACGGATCATCCCCATTCAAAGAGGTATGGTTCCACGAAGTTCAAGTTGATGGTAAATGGCAAAAATTCTATGATCCAGCCAAAAATGATAATGAACGTTCACCTTTGAATGAAGTTTATGAAGAACTTATGGCAACAGGACGTGATGCTGATAAAGAATTGGCAAAACAATATAAAGCTCGTAAGTTTTATATTGTAAAAGTTATCGATCGAGATAACGAACAAGACGGAGTTAAATTTTGGAGATTTAAACACAACTACAAACAAGAAGGAATCCTTGATAAAATTATTCCAATTTGGAAAGCAAAGGGTGATATCACAGACCCTGATACTGGTCGAGACCTTATTCTTGAATTAACAAAGGCAAAAACAGGTAAAGGTGCGACATACACAGTAATCCAAACTGTTATGTATGACGACCCATCACCAATTTCGGCTAACGAAACTCAAATGTCTGAGTGGGTTTCAGATGAAATGACATGGGAAGATGTTTATTCTAAAAAACCTGTTGAGTATTTAGAAGCAATCGCTAGAGGTGAAACACCACGTTGGGATTCTGAAAAAGGTGGATATGTTTATTCTAACAATGAAACATCTGAAGTTTCTATGGGCGGAAAACCAACACCAAAATCAATCAATGAAGTTGCTGACCCACAGGTTAACGAGGAAGTTGATGAAGAATTACCATTCTAATTAATTAGAAAAAAAATGTAACGGGAGCAGTTTATTGTTCCCGTTTTTTTGTCTATATTTTTAAAAAAAGAAATTATGAAACCATTTATCGCAGAAAAATTAAAAGAAGCCCTTATAAAAAAATATGAGGCAGAAATCGCAGATGCTGAGGCAAGACTTTATGTTTATTTCACAAGTTCAGTTGGTATTGGAGAACACCCACAACACACCGAAGAAATGGATAATTTAGTTGAACAACTAACAAATGCAAATGACAAATTAAACACAATTAAAAACTTTAAAATTTACGAAGTATAATGGCACTAAAAAAGAATGATTTTAGTTCGTTGAAGAAAAAGTTTTCTTCGGATGCAAAATATAAACCACAAAGATTTTTTGATCTTGGTCCTGATTTCTTGGATGCGGTTGGATTACCTGGTCCTGCCATGGGACACCTTAATATGTATTTGGGTCACTCAGATACAGGAAAAACAACAGCATTAGTCAAAACAGCGGTTGATGCTCAAAAGAAAGAAATACTTCCTGTTTTTATTATTACGGAACAAAAATGGTCTTTTGAACACGCTAAACTTATGGGATTTGAATGTGATGAAGTAGTTGATGAGGAAACAGGTGAATTAACTTGGGACGGATTCTTTTTGTTTAACAATAACTTTAGTTATATTGAACAAATTACAGATTACATTAATGATCTATTGGATGCACAAGAAAAAGGTGAATTAGATTATTCTCTTTGTATTATGTGGGATTCAGTTGGGTCAGTTCCTTGTAAAATGACCTATGAAGGTAAAGGTGGAAAACAACACAACGCTTCCACTTTGGCGGACAAAATTGGTATGGGTATTAACCAACGTATTTCAGGATCACGTAAATCAGATTCGAAACATGAAAACACCTTAATCATTGTTAATCAACCTTGGGTAGAATTACCTGACAATCCATTTGGTCAACCGAAGATTAAAGCAAAAGGTGGTGAAGCAATTTGGTTAAACTCTTCTTTGGTATTTTTATTTGGAAATCAAAAAGGTGCAGGAACAACAAAGATCACGGCAACAAAAGACAAACGAACTGTGAAGTTTGCATCAAGAACAAAAGTGTCGGTTATGAAAAATCACATCAATGGACTTGGGTTTGAAGACGGAAGAATTATTGTAACACCACACGGATTTTTACCTGGTAAAGATACGACAGAGGAGAAAGCCTCAATAGAAAAGTATAAGAAAGAATATGCCGACTATTGGAAAGATATAATCGGAGTTGATGGTGACTTTGATTTGAAAACAGAAAAAGAAGAAGTAGAGTAAGAATCATTTAAGATATTAGAGAGTGTCTAAAACATTATTAGTAGACGGAAATAATTTATTGAAAATTGGATTTCATGGTGTTAGGGATTTCTACCATAATGGAAAACACGTTGGTGGTGTTTGGCACTTTCTAAATACTCTTCGAAAATTTTTAGAAGAACATAATTACAATAAAGTTGTTGTGTTTTGGGATTCTAAAACATCATCTTCACAAAGAAGATTGATATATCCAAAGTATAAGTTAAATCGTAAATCATCAGAAACCGAATCAAAAGAGGAGTCTTTTTTAGAACAAAAACAAAGGGTTAAACAATACCTTGAAGAGATGTTTGTAAGACAACTGGAGACAGAACATGCTGAAGCTGATGACTTAATCGCACATTACTGTAAAGTGTCGTTAGATGAAGAGAAAACGATATTTTCAAGTGATAGAGATTTAACTCAACTTATATCTGAAAAAGTATCAATTTATTCGCCATCCACAAAACAATATTATGGTATTAATAACAAAATAAAACTTCACGATATTGAAGTTCCATACTATAATGTTAAAACAATTAAAATTCTCACAGGAGATAGTTCCGATAATATTGATGGAATATTTTATTTGGGAGAAAAAACATTAATCAAATTATTTCCTGAGCTACTTGAAGATAGAGTCGAATTGTCCTTTATTTTACAAAAAGGAGATCAACTCTTAAAAGAAGAAAAAGGAAATGTTGCTCTTCAAAACTTATTAAGTGGTAAAACAAAAGAGGGTATATTCGGAGATGAATTTTTTGAAATAAACAAAAAACTTGTCGATTTGGATGAACCCCTTTTAAATGAAGAGGAAAAAGAATTGGTGGGACTATATTACTCTGAATCGTTGGATCCAGATGGAAGAGGGTATAGAAATCTAATTCGAATGATGATGGAGGACGGGTTTTTTAAATACTTACCAAAGGGTGACGACGCTTGGGTGAGTTTTTTAAAACCATTTTTAAA